TCTTTATTAGATAGGTATTGGTTGTATTCTTTAGAATCGGGGTCACTCGGTTCTACACCAATCTTATTTTGTATATCCTGTATATATTGAGTGAATTCTATATTGTTGATTGTTTCAGGTTCAGGTTCAGGTTCAGGTTCAGGTTCAGGTTCAGGTTGAGTTTCAGGTTCATGAGCAGTTTCAGGAGCAGGAGCAGGTTCAGGTTGAGTTTCAGGTTGAGTTTCCGGAGCAGGAGCAGGTTCAGGTTCTGTATTTTGGTTATTCTCTAAGCATATAATCAACCGTATTAATTCATCGGTCATTCGCGCACCTAATATTTGATTCTTATGAATCCCTCGTTCTTCTCCAATTAGGTCAGATACCATATTTCTCAAATCTTTGGTATTAAGTTTACGCTTAGTAACTTGTTCTTTCAATTCATTCATTCTCTCAAATTGTCGTGTGGTAGTAGGCTCATAATTTTTAGAACAATTGCTACTAGTAATGACCTTTGATTTTGTTATAATATGAGGTAAACATTTTTCTTGAGTATTATTCCAACGGAATCCCTTAGGACATATTTTACGTGTTTTATTTTTGGGTGAAGGTTTATTGTTGAATGTGTTATTCATAATTTGATGATACTCTATATGTATTAAAATATATATAGATAAAAAGGTGCGCGTTTTAACAATAGCACGACATACTATAATTTGAGAGCGTATTATGTATTTTAGTAAGCATAGATTGTTTTTCTAAATTATATTTACGAATGGATGCCATACAGTTTTCATATGTCTTCCATTCCATTTTACTAACTTCCGTTTTTTCATAATTATCCATGCAAACCGGTTTATTATTGTCAATATACGTAATGAAATATCTATGTTTGTAAGATTTATAGTTTGACCCAGTAAAAATCTCTTCAAATGGGAATAAATTATCAATTAGTTTGATACATTTCCTATTAATTCCAGTTTCTTCATTAAACTCTCGTAAAGCACAATCTAAATCTGTCTCATTCTGGTTGCGTCTCCCTTTGGGAAACCCCCATTCAGGTTCTTCCCACATGGTATATTGATTACATTCAATAATCATTTCATTTAAAGAGAAACTTTTATTTTTATATTGAACACCTAGTTTCAACTGATTGAATTTATTTCTGGATGAATTTTCTTCAGTTTTGTATTGATTTATTGCACTGACATTGCCCCATATATCACTCCATATTTGATTGAACGTCCACGTATTAAGTTTATGTTTTTCTGCGTTCGTCATTTGCTTTAACATATTCATAATATAGTCTTTATTGGTTAAAGCATATTTCCCACGCATAAAGTCAATAAATCCTAATGTGTCTTTACGTCTGATCATTAAATATTCAATATTGGCGTCTCTAATACGAAATGCGATAGCCCCTAAACTGGTAATAGGTAATTTACATTGGTTATAATTATGACCGTGTTTTCCACAGTTATTGCAATAGTTATCTGACATGATATTGTTTATGTTAGATAATCTTTACACCCTTTTTGTAAAATGTTAGTTGTAACTGTAAAAAATAAATATTACTAACGTGTATACAAAATGATATTTCATCCTGAAGTATGGGGACCTCATTATTGGTTTTTTTTACATACGGTAGCCGAATCATATCCCAAAACACCGAACGATGTAACAAAGAAGAAGTATTATGATTTCATTCAGAATGTGCCGCTATTTATACCAATTGAGGAAATGGGAAATAAGTTTAGTGAAATGTTAGATAAGTATCCTGTATCTCCGTATTTAGATAATCGTGACTCGTTTGTGAGATGGGTCCATTTTATTCATAATAAATTTAATGTGATGTTGGGTAAAGAAGAAATTTCATTACCGAATGCGCTTGCTAAATATCGTAACGAGTACTTACCAAAACCAGTGTATATAAGCAGTAAACTAAATTTAAATAAACATTATATTCATTTAGCGCTAATATTGATATGTGCGTTTTTAATTTATGTATATTACGAATAAATAGATAGAAAGCCCGAAAATTTATACAGACAATATAAGAAGGGAAACTATTATAAAGAATGAGATTTGAATTAGTAATCATACTTATAGCCGGATTTTGTATGGCAAATATTTATACAGATGGTAAATATATGAACTTATTGTTATCATGGAAAAAATATTATCAGATGGCAGGTATAGGTTTCGGTGCGTTGATGTTTTATATTCTAATAAAGAAGAATCCATTACGTGCTCGTGAGATAGTATCCACCTCCGGTGATTATATTAAATATTTACCAATTGATAAGAATGCGTCTAATATAATTTCCCCCATATTGGATTTCACTACAAAGCAAGGATTTGTTTCGGGCAATGACAATAATCCAATGATGAATTTCTCTAATCCGTCCCAAGTATCTGAAGATAGAATAATGAATTCTGGTAAAAAATCAACAAAGCGTTCTGTTAGTGAAACCAAAAAGAAATTCGTAGCGTCCCGCCAAAACTGGAAATGTGGCGATTGTCAAAATCAATTAACCGCTTGGTTTGAAGTAGATCATGTGGTTAGATTAGAATATGGTGGAAGTAATCACGTAGATAATTTAGTTGCTTTATGTCGTGAATGTCATGGAAAGAAAACAACAATGGAGAACTTGTAATATGTATACCCGGAATATTTATTATATATATAATGTATAATAAATATGGAAAGTTTAAACGGAACCAATATGATACCAATATTGAAATATATAATAACATTTGGATTTCTGATTTATTTTGTAATAACACTAATGCGGTCGTCTGAAGACCCTTTGTCATTAACAAGTGATTATAATAATTATCTATTCCCATTAGTAATAGGATTAATAGTTTTAATACCTACAGTTTTTTTAGGAAAAGAGTCATTGAATAACAGTTATTATGTTGGAATGATTATAGGAACCATAGTAGCGCTATTTGGAACTGTATTCTATTTTTATTCAAATATAAATGATTCCGCATTTTCAATAGCAAATTATATACTATCTGGTGTAGTATCACTAGGTATATTAATAGGATTAGCAATCGTATTTTACTTTTATAGTAGTTATTTAAAAACACAAGAAGGATGGGGTGGGTTCTTGGTGCACTTTCTTTTCTATGTGCCTTGTCTTATTTTAGACTTTTATAATTACATAAGACGAGAACTAGAACTAACAACAAATGTCGTGTATTATTTATTTATAACCGAAGTAGTTTTGATATTTCTCTATAATTATATACCGAAAATTGTATCAAAACTTAGTTTAAAACAGGGTACGCCATTACTGGAAGGAACCGCGTTTCTAGATATAGAAAAGCCATTGATTTCCAGTTATGATTTAAAACTAACAGCCGAAAAAGATGATATAAATTCCCCGGTAGTATACCGTAAAAATTATAGCTTATCAATGTGGATAATGGTAAACACCCATTCCGAAAATAAGGTTTCGTATGCGAATGAAACCCCTATATTTAATTATGGTAATGGTATTCCTAAGATAACTTATGTTAAAAAGGAACCTCATAATAATAAAGAAATATTAAAAGTGTATTTTACCAACAGTGAAGAGAATAATAATAGTTATACTATAGAAATAGATACTCAAAAATGGAACCAGTTTATATTTAATTATACCGCAAACTCAGTAGACTTGTTTTTGAATGGTGCCTTAGAAAAAACATTTAGGTTCGACCATAATAATCCCCCAATACATACTGCGAATGATATGGTAGTTATTGGTTCAAATGATGGATTAGATGGTGCGATTAGTAATATTCGTTATTATGTAGGTAATTTATCACGTTCACAAGTAACAAATTCCTATAATTTATTAATGAAAAAAAACCCTCCGGTAAATAATTTATAGATGTAAAGTATATAATGGATACAATTACCATAATTCTGATAGTAGCTATTTTAGTATTATTATATGTTCTGTATAATTACTTTACCGATAGTTCATCCGAATTAGTGCAAACCGCTAGCCTATTGACACCAGTTCCAGCTATTACAACTATTAGTGGTCCAACAAATACTCGTTACGGACATTCCGTATGGATATATGTAAACACTTGGGATAACAATGCTGACAAAACTATATTCTCCCGTGGTAATAATTTTAAATTATATTTAGATAAAAATTCCCCGGTCTTAAAATTAGATGTTAACATGAATGATAATACTAACGAAACAATGATAATTACCAATAATTTCCCTCTTCAAAAATGGGTAAATATAACAATCAGTATGGATAATCAATTTGCGGATGCGTATCTTGATGGTAAATTAGTGCGTTCCCAACGATTCTTCAATAATATCGAAAATAGTGGTAGTGCTATCCCTATCGTACCTCCTGGTAAAGAAACGCCTTTATATTTAGGGAATATCACCGGCAATTTTGACGCATATGCTACTCTATTTAAACGATGGACGACCCCAGTTGACCCTGAAACTGCGTGGGATATTTATATGAAAGGTAATGGCTCTAGTAAGATGGCTTCGGCATTGAACGATATAGGTATTGATTTATCAATATTACAGAATAATGAGGAAATTAAAAAGGTCTCCTTGATGTAAATAAAAATGTTTTATATATCTAGTATATAATATATAAAATAGAATGAATTTCCAACAAACTGCGAATACAAATACTGGCACAATGGATACATTTAATCAAAGTATTCAACAGGGTATCAAAGTAGCAAGTGATGGATTCGACCAAGCAAAGGGAACACTAACCGATAAATTTGACGAATTTTCAACGGAAACCGCCGTTGGAGTTGGTGCTACAACTGGGTTCTTATATTCGAATACTATAATCGCCAAGTTTGCCTTTATTATTTTGGTATTGATTGTGTTCTTGTTTTTAATGAATTTGGGTATAAGTATGATAAGTTATTTTACAAGACCAAGCGATACCCCTTATCTAATTAATGGTATGATAGATGGTACAAATAGTATGATAATTCCTCAAGACCCTAAGAATACAGAGAGTAAACCTATATATAGGTCTAACAATGAATCTGAAGGATTAGAATTCACGTGGTCGTCTTGGATATATATCGATGACTTGAATAAAGATAATAAACAGTATCAACATATATTCAGTAAAGGAGACGGTGGATTTGACAAAGATACGAACCTTGCGAATGTAAATAATGCTCCTGGTATGTATATTTCCCCAATGACAAATAAGTTGCATATTATTATGGATTCAGTCAAAACACCTGATATGGCGTCTGGTAACAATCCCAATGTTATTAATATTGATAATGTTCCATTAAAGAAATGGGTCCATGTTGCTATCCGTGCGATGAATACAAAAATAGATGTATATGTGAATGGTATAATTGCGAGTCGTCTTGAAATGCTTGATACTCCAAAACAAAATTATGGTGATATTTATGTAGGTCAAAATGGTGGATTTTTTGGAAAATTATCAGCATTAAGATATTATAACCGTGCGTTAAACATTTTTGAAATTAATCAAATTGTATCAAGTGGACCAAAATTAACCGTCGTAAATGATATGGGAGCACAAAAAGGGTTTAAATATTTATCAAACTACTGGTATTCATCCAAATATTAGACGTATAATCTAACAATCTCGTAGTATATTATAAGTGATAATATAATATACTATGGCAACAACAAATGTATCTTTAGATGATGTTTGTCAACAAAGAAAAAAACAATTTTTATTTGCGAAACCCCCACCTAGAAATACAATTTTAGATAAATCTCCTTATTTGAAAGGATATACTTCCGAACAATTAAATATGAGACGAAAAGCTGAAATATTAAAGTATGCTGGTAACAAACAATCTACTAAACAAAATTCGTTTACTAAAAAGGAGTTATATAAAAACGCAATGATGGGTTCTAATCGTAGAAGTAGCAGAATATTAGATTGTCCTAATCCAGGTATTATTTATACTCGTAGTGGTGCGTCGGGAGTTCCTGGACCATCAATCGATTTATATCTGGATGAGACAGTTCCATTATATAATTATGAGACAGGCACAGAGCCCAAAGGTATAACTCAACCATCTATAACTGATAAATGGACGATTCTCAATATTGATACTAATATATTTTTTAATGATGATGAAGAAACGCGCATAACATCATTGAATATAACTGACAAGATTGACTTACCTTCGTATACATATAGAATGAATATCCCTGTTGGATTTACTATAACTGGTAAAAAAACGAATGATAACGATACGGTATATGAATACAATAATATATCAATATCATTGGACGATGTGAATCCATTTGAGTTTTTAGTAAAATATAATAATGATTACGTCCAAAATATAACTCCTCTAATTGATTATACATACGACCAACAAAAATTAAAATCATTTTCATTTGATATTTCTAATAATGCGGACAGCTTTAATGCGGTATTATACGCAGGTATTCTGAATATTTCAAATATAAATTTATACACTGAACCTGGATATGTATATGATTTTTATGTAAAACCAAGATTAAGTATCAATGTAGGTAATGATGATGTAACAAGCACATTCAATGTAGAATATGATGTTAGTTACGGAATACTTATGAATCTATCTGAAAACAATGTAAGTGATGCGTCTGGGTGTGCTATAATAACTAGTCCTAGCACACAATTATATACTCCATTCTCAATAACGAATGTATAATCATTATTATATATGTCATATAACATCATATATAATATTCAAATGTGAATTTACCAAGTGCTACGGTCAGGATTACTCTTGATACTCTTAAGTGGGTGCTGATTAGTTGGTTGTTTGGGTTGCATATTAGGTGATAATGTAGGATTTAAACACATTTCTGCGTTAGGAAAAACCTGACCCGACATACATTTTGAAGCATCATTTACTTCAACACATCCTCTACGACCGTTTTGTTCGCCAACTAAACACCAGCTGGATTTTAAAGAAGACCCATTGTTTTGAATAGGACTCTCTGAGCTATCGGATTTAGGTTCATTTGTCACAATATCAAGATCATTTTTAGTTTGGACGTTTACAGACCCTTTACTCGCATCTTTTAGTAGATTTCCAACAGATTGAACGGTTCCTTCCGCAATATCAACTCCTGCGCGAGCAACATCAGATGTAATATCTGCGGTTTTGTTTAATAATGTACCTGCGGTATATCCAAAAATAGCTAATATCTGATAGATAAGCGGTTTGAAAATATTAATAACCACCTGGACGATATTTCCTACAATTATAAATAAATTTATCCCTAAAAGAGATAATATTAATAAGGCAACCAGAATAACTATCATATAATTTTTCGTGTTTCCATCAGAAGCAATAAATTTAGTAGATCCTGAGATTGAATCCATTTTTACAATATAATATACAAAAATATTTTATTTAATGAGTTCGTTTGCTTTCTTCTTATATAATGTATTTTTAATGTAAATGGGATTATTTAACATGCTTGAAACGTTTTTCTTTGTGATTTTGGCTATAACCTTCGTGCTTATATTATTTTTGGTGTATCACTTTAGACAGAAGTTCACCGCATTAGAAACTAAATGTGACACTATGTTTGAAATTATTAATAATATTGTAACTGAAATGAACAATCGCAATACTTTAGTAACACATCAAGATATGCCTGAAAATGTATTATATACACCTGGCATACAAGGTCAAGACGAATATTATAGCCCGACTGAGTTACCAAAATTACTAGTATCTGAAAGTGAGTATGAAAGTGAGGATGAGAGTGAGGATGAGAGTGAGGATGAGAGTGAGGATGAGAGTGAGGATGAGAGTGAGGATGAGAGTGAGGATGAAGGTGATATTATTTTACCAGAAGAGTTGAATTACGATGACAATTCAACAAAGGTAATCAACGTAGGAATGGAGAGTATTGATGGTAGTATTAGTCCTCAAGAAGAATATTCTAGTGTCGTATCAGAAGAGCAAGACCCAGACATCAATGAAGGATTAGACTTGGAAAATACTGACCCTTTGGTAGTAGATAAATTAGAAGAGACTAATTTAGAGAGTTCATTAGAAGACATAACAATCCCAATGGATGTCTACAAAAAAATGAATATAACTGCGTTAAAGGCATTAGTAATTGAGAAAGGATATACGACTGACACAACTAAAATGAAAAAACAAGATATATTGAAATTGCTTGAAACATCAGCATAAATGTAATCTAAATACCCTATTATAATTTCTAACTGTTTAGTATATTATAATGTTTTCACGTTCATCAAGTATGTTCCAAAGCGTAGATTGCGCATATCCTATTATTAAAGAAACTGTTCCTGAATCATCTAGAGGGTACAATACAAATAACAAATATCCTGAATTTCCACCACTAATGAGTGATGGTCGGTCGATTACTGCTACGTGGCAACCAGAGGCATCTATAAATGCGGATTTAGTAGAAAATTCCGGTATTAAATCAAACTGGGAATACCGCAAGTATTTAACCGAAAATGCGAAAAAAATTATGGAGTATAATTTCCGCGAATCATCAAATGATACTGGATATTACAAACGCCCTATTGATATCCCAAGTATTCAAACAAACGAAGTTAAGGGATTCCATAATCAACCCTATTTATATTCATCTGGAACCGATAATACAAAACCATTCGGTTATGCGTCCAGTGATTTAAAAGATTTATATTTATCAAGAGAACAATTAGCTGCTCGTAAAATGTCACCTGCAGTATCTCAACCAGTCACTCGCCCCAAGTAAATAGGTTAACGCGGATGTGCTTGGCGATTATCTGGCGTAAATATAGCATTTGCCATTCCCAATGTTACAACTATGAAAAATACTATTATGAATTCCATCTTTTACCTTATTATTATTATGGATTTTACTGGTTATAATAACAATCAATTTTTAGAATATAGTTATGGTTTCAAATAATATAAATCAATGTAGATGTATATTATTATAACAATAACGTGAACGTATGAAAGTAATTAGTTTTGACGTTGGAATAAAGAACATGGCTTATTGTATTTTAGAACACACTGAAAATGGTGTTTTTATAGACAAATGGGGTGTTTTGAACCTTATGTCCGATGATACCATTTCGCATACTTGCGATTGTATGAATATTCCGAAAAGTAAAAAAGCAACACCAAAAGTATGTGGTAAGAATGCAAAATATCATAAGAATAACAAATATTATTGTGAAAAACACGCTAAGAATTGTTCTCTATATTTTATTCCAACAAAGGATATGTCAACGCCTTCTTTAAAAAAATTAAAATTAAATGATATTATTCAACAGGGTAATAAGAATCTTGTATTTTTAAACACAGAGAACATTGATAAACTAAAGAAGGCAGAATTATTGGATATACTCATAGAATATTATAAAATAAATTGTTTTGAAATTATTAATAAGAAGAAGAAGAAGACCGCCGGAGAAACAGATTTAATCAGTATAGGAAAAGAAATGAAAGAACAATTAAACCAGATTGAGAACATTGACACCATAGAACACGCAGTTATTGAGAATCAAATATCACCTATAGCAACCCGAATGAAAACCGTTCAAGGAATGCTAGCACAATATTTTATAATGCTGAACGACCAAATGAATATTGAATTTGTATCATCATCACATAAATTAAAACAATTTTCAGAATTAAAATTAGATAATAGAGAACCTTGTAACGAAATAGCCGAAAATACACAGGATACGACCAAATTTAATGCCAATTATAAGAAACATAAAAAGGACGGTGTGTATTATTGTTCTCTTATGATAGATGCAAATGATAATTTAATAAAATGGAAGGATTCTTTAATTACGAAGAAAAAAGATGATCTTGCCGATTCATTTTTACAAGGTATTTGGTATTTAAAACACAGAAATATAATAATGTATGCGGAGGATTTAAAAATAAATATTGTATAAATATCATAATAGAATGGAAGTTATAGATTTAGGAGCTCTCAGTGAAATTGACGATTTACCAAGCATGGAAACTTCAATAACCGGCTCTAATTTTGGATCTGGTATTGAGTTATTAATAAATGAGAAAAAAGTATCGTCAAATGTGGATTTAAATTTAGGAGAACTAGATAATTTAGAAAACGAACTAAATGAAATTTCAGGACGTAATACACCTCAACCTGAAAATAGTAGTGGTTCAAAATCACTATCAGGAATGGCATCTAATTTGTTTGGGTTTGGCAGTACACCGGAGCCTTCATCTGCTTCGCAACAAGACAACTCAGGTTCTAATCTAGGACAAGCTACACGCGATAGTATTGGAACAGCTAAAACTTGGGATGGATTTTCAAAGATGTCAGAGATGCCAATGAACGACGAGATCAATGTAAATAATACAATGAATGAACGCGAACAGCGTAGAAAAAAACGTGCTATGCTTAAGAAGTTGGATGATTGGTATGAGAAAGGTTTAATTAAGCACAATTCCCATTTTACATTAGACTCTGAGTTTGATGAGATAGAAGATGAATATGAAACCGCATTGGAAGACAAGCGCAAGAAGGATAGTGTTAAATTACAAGGTTGGTGGTTTATGACCTTTATTAATTCATTGGAATATGCGAATACTGCATTTAACCCATTTGATTTGAACCTTGATGGATGGGGAGAACAAATTAACGAGGATATTGATAGTTATGAAGAGATATTTACTGAGCTTCACGACAAGTATAAGGGTGGAAAACTAGCCCCTGAAATCTCTCTTCTTCTCCGTATCGGGTTTAGTGGTGCGGTTTTGAACTTTTCAAATAAGGCACTCTCGAGTGCTACTCCAGCGTTCAATGATGTTATAAAACAGAGTCCTGAATTGATGAAGATGTTTACTAACGCAACTGTGAGTAGTATGAGCCAAGACTCTCCTGGATTTGCGATGGCAAACAATTTTATGCAAGATGCTGGCAATAAACCCCGTGGACCTCCTCCTCCTTCTCCTGTTGAAACGCAAAATATGCCTCCTCAACCAAGACCCGGAATGAATTATTCAAATGAAGCCCCTTCTAATAGACCTGACATCAACGCAAGTCGGGGTACTATGTTTAGAGAACAGGGTGTAGATATGAATTCACAACAGAATATAAATGAACCTCCCAGAAGTATGAGACCTCCAGTCCAAAGACAAGAAATGAAGGGACCTCAATCAAGTGATATTGACAACATCTTATCTGGACTGAAAACCCGTAATGTAAATATTCACGAGAAGCCTCAATCTACATCTCAAGGTGGGTCTAACGATGAGGATTCTGTAATTTCCATTTCATCATTGAATGGAATGCAAAATACAAATATGCCTAAGCGTGCGCGTAAGAAGAATTCTTCAAATAAGAACACTATCTCACTTGATATTTAATTTCTATTTCATAAAATTTAGATATTTTTATGAAATATTTACTTGCGTTTACTAAAAATCTAACCGCAACAGGTGGATTACTTTTACTTTCTACATTTTTTGAATAAATTTCCCAAGTAATATTATATGGATTGTAAACTAATAATATTAACATTTATTGTTACGGCATTGTGGGATGTTGTTTTGCGTTTCATGTCTCTTAATTACGAAAAACTACCCAAGTATTTTCAAATGGATTTTGTTGAATATTTAATTCCATATTTTGAACAACACACCATTTTAGCCGCGACATTAATAGCCGGTTTTGTAGGTGCTACAACCCAGCCTATTATTTTATCTATAATGGATTTTCCAAAAAGTATTTTGGATATAGCTTATGTTAGTAAATTTATGATTTTGTCATTTATTATTAGTGCTTTATACGGGTTCATAATGAAATGGAGTAATTTATTCCCTCATTTAGTAACACATTACTACGATAAATTAGGAGTAGCAAGAAGTATGTATACCGATGGTGTCTCTGGATTAGTCGTTCAAACTACATTGTTAGCTATTTACTATTTACTTATGTGATTCAATATCTACTTATACAGTTTTTCATTGACAATAGTATTCAAATCATTATTTTTATTTATAAATATAATGTTTAAATCTATTTTTCCAATATTGCCCTTTGATTCTGTAATATCATATGGTATAAATCCTAATTTTTCCATTATTTTTAAATCATTAGCTAAGGTTTCGATTAGCATTAACACTGAAATAAAGTCACCGCTTATATTTTGATAATTTTTAACATGTTCTATATGATACAACGTTAGTTGATTTTGTTTTAATTTATCTATATCGTCAATAACTAATTCATCATAATATTTAATAACCGCAGATTTTGATGGTCCCATATAATTATCGTTAATAATTGAATATGGAACACTATTCTTCCAAAAAAAACTTAAATCTAATATTTCATCATTTGGGTTACCAATATCTGTTATTTTTTGTTCATACTCTATGAAATTAACTTTGGGAAAACCGAGTAATTCATTATTTTTGATAGAGTATATCCATCTATGATGTATATAACCAAGATATTTATTGTCGTGTAGTCTTGACAATTCTCTATATTTACTAGGTATACCTATAAAACCTTCATTCGCAATATTTTTAAAATTATTTAATAATACCTGTGGTAAAGAAATGTCTTCAATCACGTGAGAACAAATGCAAAAATCAAATTTACCATTTTCATTAACATAATCTAATAATTTATTAAAATCATTTTCAAAATTAAGGTTCAATTCGAAATATTTGATTTCACCATTATAGTTTTGTGGTTTGTTAATATCTACAATATAATCTATCACAGGATAAGACCAATTGGTATATTCAGCAGAACCGCCAATATCAACAACTTTAAAGTTGGGATTTTCTTCTTTCTTTTTCTTAATGTAATTAATAACATGGTTTCTTTGGAAATTACTTAACATTATTGAATGAATTGCCGGTTTTAGTTTAAATTTTTTATAAAAGTCACATTTATTATTTATAAATACCATATCAATTTGCATATTAAAACCATTAAAATAATGATTATCTACTATATCAAATGGAATAAATCCTATATCGTCCATAAATTGTATATGTTCTGAAAAATTTGGAACGCCTTCATTATATTGCCCGAATAAAGGCATTTCTAAGACTATGAAATCAGCTTTATTTAACACCTTTGTAGAACCTTTTAGTATTGGTATTTCCGCTCCTTGACAATCAACCTTAATAAATATATTATTTGCATCTGTTAGAATATTATCTCTATCTATGATTGTATCTAAGTCTATTGTTGTTTTTTTTATTGGTTCAGTATCTATAAAATGCTTACTTTTTTCTTTAAAGAATGAATCTCCGGTGTTTCTTTCTTCATACCATTCAACTTCATCTATTTTATCATTTAATAACACATTATACAGAAATACATTTGGGTTATTACAAACTTTATTTAGTTCTGGATAATTAATTGCTTCGAATAAATAATATTTTGAGTTTGGGTAAATCGACATCATATTTGTCGTCCAAGCTCCGTGATGGGCACCAATATCTAATATAGTATCTGGATAATATCCCATCTTTGTTAATTTTTCAATCTTACTAAACATTATACATAATATTATTA